GAGCGCATCTTTCTTGATGAACTTGACCCCAAGGCGAAGGGTCGCCCACTGAAAACTATGCCCGACTGTGGCTTATTTTGCGAGGAAGACGAATGAAATACGATCCAGATGCGCTCACCCGCCACGTCCTTGACTGCGCTCAGCAAGGCATGTCACAAATTGAAACCGCAGAATTGCTGCGCGTATCACCGTCAACAATATATCGCATTTGTTCGGCTGCAAACATAAAACTTGAAAGGAAGAAACGTGAACACGGACCAAACTCAGATTATTATAAAAAGGCTAGAGCGCAACAACAGCATAATGCTGACGGAGCAGAAGACGGCGATGAGGCCAAACTTAAAGCAGCGGCTGGAAGAGCAGCAAGCGCTTCTCGATCTGCTAAAGCGCGATATGAAAAAGACGCAGCCGAGCGATTGAGGGCCAAGCTGGAGGGCGTTACCGATAAGCACGAGCGTTACGAGATTACATATGGCCATTGCCTGTGGGAGTTTGAAAATCTCATGTACCGCCAGCGCAAACGTGAAGCTCTACCATCTGGCCCGCGTAGGCCGACAACTATGGCCCCATCTATGCAGCGCGCAGCCGATGCCAGCAGACAGCACAGCATTGACCAAGGCAATCGCCTGTTTTCTTTGATCCCGTATGACCAGCGCGTGACGGCAGCAGAGGCCGCTGAGCTGCTGGGTGATAGCGTCCCTCGCACGTCAAGCTATCTCAAGAAAATGTGGCAAGCGAACAAGGTTTACCGAGTGCGTGATTTCGTGGAGGTTCCGGGCTACACCAAGCGGCAGTGGCGATGGGTGTTTAGCAAGCAACCTATTCAGCCGTTGAATAACTGCTTTGATGAGGGTGAGTGATGATTGACGAAGAGGTAGAGCGTAAAATTCACATCGCCGGACTTGTAGGAGCCATCTTTGGCTTTGCAAGCGGCGCTGGCTTGATGGCGCTGGTCGGCATTATATTTTGAGGTCGTGTGGGTGGCGTGATGTTGGCACATTCGGTAACGCAAAACCAATAAACAAAGGTTACGGTTGAGCCACCCACTCAGACTTTCTAATCAACCATACACCAACCCACAAGCAACTATTTGAAGCTGTCGAATGTTTTTTGCATCGACTGCTTTTCATCCATAAATTCCTCTGGCGAAATGTATGTTGTCACAGAAGTCAGCTCGTCACCTCGGCGGAAGATCACAGCGCCTAATTCAATGGATACAAACGCAAACACGTCTGACACATCTACATTCTTTTTGGGCGTGTGGAATGCGTAACTTCTGCTGGTTTTATGCGTCTTGCTGGCTGTCTTCACTTGCAAGGTCAGCGTCTGTGTATCCGTCTGTATATACGCATCGTGATCTTTGATCTGGCAGAGCGTGCAGATGTAGCCAGCAAGCGATAAGTAGGCGAGAGCTAAATGCTCTCCGGCCCTACCTACCGCCGCGCTGGCTTTTTGATCTTGCTTCGCCACTTAGCTAACTTAGCTAACTTGGCTAAACTAAGCCATGAGCCAAGTGTGGATTTTCTTGCTCTGGTTGCTCCGATCATCCAAGCCATGATAGCCGCCGTTCACACGGCGCGTGATGCGCTTGATAGCGTCATCCGTCACGCCCTCGTCAGCAATGTCAAACAATCCATTCTTATTGAAGAACCACAGCGCAGTCTCAAAGGCATATTCGTTAGCCACCAAGTCTGGGTCTGTCATAACCTTTGGCATGCCCATGTCGGACGCAAACGCCCGATAATTATTCCGCCCGGTGAGCTGCAAGAAACCTCGGCCAATAAATAAACTCGCCTGCGCTTCATTCTCATTGCCCATGCGGCCAGCGTAAACCTTGCCAGCAAGCCCGGTTGGGTTTTTGGCATACGGCTCTGCATCGGCAACAGTTGGGAAGCGTGATGGCCAGACAGCTTGGATGCGCTCTGGCGTGCTGTAATACAGGCTTTCACGGGTGCGCTTGAAGCCGCCACTCTCATGCGATGCCTGCCCCATCAAGTGAGCGCCACGCGCCGGGGATAGGTTGAAGTGCTTTGCGATTGCTCGCGCTGTATTTGGGCCAAACTCACCATCGGCTGTTGCGCCGATTTTAGCTTGGAGCGTTGCCATTGCCTTGCTCATTTCTTTTTGCCCTTAGCCGTCTTGGCAGCCGCTTTAAATGCACTGGCCTTTGGCGCTCCCTTTGCGCCGGGTTTACGCATTTTCTCACCACTTCCGGCTTTAATGCGCGCACGTTTTTTGTGAATGTTTGAGTACAGTCCCATTTCATTAAGTCCTCTTCGATTTAGTGCCGGAGCATTTCCAGCGCTTGCGTGAAAGATTTAGCGGGCTGTTTGGATCAGCCGCAGCCTTGGGAAACTTTTTCTTCTGCGCGGCAGAACGTGCGCAATACGCATCGCCCTTGGATGTGCCGGGCTTGACCCGTGGGCCGCCGTCTTTCGCTTTGCCCGCCTGCCCGTAGCTGACTTTACGCCCGCTTGATGTAACTTTAACTCGGGCTTTGCCCTTCGCTGGTGTAGCTCTACTCATGTATTTTCTCCAACTTTGAAACAATACGGTTTGACCAAAAAGCCCTTGTCAGCCAACTCCATCGCAAAGTTCATCGCGTCGGCTTGGCACTCAGCTTCGCTATACCATATATTATTTGAGTTTGCGATCACCGTGCAAGACTTCGCGTTTAGCGTCTGGCATATCAGGATGGCCGCGAGAAACATTTACTTCTTTAGACCCTTTACTGTGCGTATACCAAAGCTCGCCGCGATGCTGGCATACATTGCCCATTGAAACCACTGTGGCGCAGCGTCCAAATTAGCGAAACCCTGCGCCATGTAAGGCTGGATGCCCGGTATGAAGCTGCCCAGCACGATGGCTATGAACGCAACGGTCCAAGCCTCATCTTTCCACGAATTGTTGCTGGCCTCGATAGCAGCCTGCTCCCAGCTTATCTCGCCAGTAGCAATTTTCATCTTGGTCTCGGCTTCCGCTTTCTTCACGGCAGTCTTGCCGTCAATGTAGCTTGCAGCCAGACCGCCGAGTGACCCGATTATCTGGCCGATCATTTCTTAGCCCCCATTGCGCTAAATCCAAAGAACGCAGCAACAAGGCCCGATATAGCTATAAAGTATGTGGGTGCTATGTCTGCCAGCAATTGACCTGTGGTGTCATAACCCCAGATGTCAGCAGCCACGATACCAACAGGATAGATTAACAATCCAAAAAGCGCGAACCACGTCATGCGTAACTGCGCGTCGCGCTTGTGGTCGGCGTCTTCCATGCGTAAGCGTCGATCCTCAAGCATAAGCTCGCGCTCATCTAGGTCAATCTTACCATTGCCGTTCAGGTCATATTCAGTCATTGGCTAACTCCAATTTTCAAGCACTGCAAATATTCATTATTCTTCGTCACCAGAACAGACGCCCTGCGCAGCTCATCTGTGCAATCTTTTTCAGAGCTATACTGGCCAACCTCGAAGTGAATGACGCTTGCAGAAAGCTGAAACCAAAGAAGCACCCACATTATCTCACCTCATCCGCTAGCAAGGCTGCGAGCCAGAGCAAGCCGCCGCTGCCGACTGCAAAAACTATGCAGGCGACCGCAATCGTAATGAAGTAAAAGATGCGGTCACGCTTTGCGGCTTGCTCCTCAAGCGCACGTTTCTGCCGCGCTCTGGCTGCGCCCATCTCACGTTGCACCGTCTCCCACATACCCGGCGGTCCATATAGCTGGCAATGGCTGCGGAGCGTGTCCATCGCCTCTTTGTGCTTCATCTTGGCATTGGCAATTGCGAAGCCTTCTTCCTCAGTCGAGGTAAGCCTGCCCAGCGGGCCTTTGTGTCTGCCTTGCTCCGCGAGGTGAATGTCAGCCTCTAATTTGGCCAGCTTGCCAAACTGCGGCAGCACAGAGCCAACGTCCTTGCCAGCCTGAACGGCGGAGCTGATCCCGCCTGCGATAGTGCTAACCGCACTTGCGAGAGCGAGAACCTCAATCATTTTACCGCTCCATTAGCCGGTCGATCTTTTCCTCAAGCCGATCAAACTTATTCATAATTTGAGAAAGAACCTCAGAGCTGTCAGACTTTGTGACGTATTCTTTAGCTATTTCTTCGCGGGTTCTATTCAGCAGAATACGAAGGCGATCCAGCTCCTCACGTTGTGTCTTTAACCACCAGCTAATGCCAGCGATTACGACTCCAAAAAGTATATTCAAGATCGCGTCCATTTCCATTTTAGTAACTGCCTTCCCAGACCCGAAGGGCGCTAAATTCGTTGCTTGCCAACTTACGTTTTATCACATCTTTGACCGCTTGTGTATCAGTCCAAGACACGCCTGCCTCTTTAAGCCATATGGCCAGCAAACCCATGTCTACGTTGCCGACATGCTTGTAATCCGAGCCAAAGCTGTTCTGTGTTACCTCACGCGCTTGTGCCGCGTCCTTGAGCATGTGGGATGCGTCAAAGGTTTTCTTGATAATGATCTTATCATCGTCAACGGTAAACTTTTCAGAGACCTTAGTTGAGTGATTTGCTTTTAACATTGATCGACCTTTTAGTTGGCTTTTTGGCAACCTTCGCGCCATTAGTTTTTGCGGGTTTAGCTGGCGCAACTGCCACTGGCTTTACGTCTTCCAGCACAGTTAAGATGGCTGGGCGAATTTTGGTGATTTTTTCAATTTCTTCATCGGAGAGAATAACTGTTTCGCCCTTCTCAATCCGGCCTTTGCTGCACTTCATCTTCAGCGCATTTACAATAACTTTTTTCATTTAAGCCTCCAGATGGTGAAAGGGGGCGACACAGGCCGCCCCCAATTTACACAATTAAGAAGTTGTGTTGTCGAAGATGCCGCCGTTAGCAGCTTCATTTTTGGCGCAAAGTGTAAGCTCTGTCACAACTTGGCGAGTAGTGTTGTCGCCAGTTTTTGCCAAAGCTACGTTCTTTGTGCCGCGCAGGGATGCGATTTCCCACATGTCATCTTGCATGATGAAGATGTCACGGGAACGGTTCTCACGGCTTGGCATAAATTCTACGCTTCCCCAAGGGGTTACATATACTGCCAAGGATTTGATAACACGCTCATCGCCAGCTTGAACTGCTGAACGCTGGTTGTTGTTACCTGTGAAGCCCAGAGCTACATTCATTTGGAAAGCAGACAAGTAAACTGTGTCTGGCTTGCCGCCTTCTTCCCAGATGGACTGCATAACGCCGTCGAAACGAGCCTGTGAGAACGCAATCAAAGTTGTGGTCTCATCAGTACGAGCGTCTGTACCGTCGCCAGTTGGGTCAGCACCTTCGTTAGCACCGTGGTCGGTGTTGGTGGTGATCCATGCAGGAGCGCCAGCAAGTTCACGGGCTGTGGTGGAGTTACCAGCAGCGCGAGCATTGTTGT